AATTTACTAGATATTAGCAATAAGTTAGATACTGTAGCTATAGAATCTATAAAAGAGAATTCATCTGAAATTGTGTTAATGGTAAAAGCACAATTATCAAGTGGGCGGAATTCACAAAATCTTCCTTTAGCATGGTCAGAGGGAACAGGATTTTATGCTAAATCAACTCAAAAGATTTTTAACAGGCAGCAAAGAAAAAGTTTATCTGCGACTAAAGGCTCTTTTTCAGGATCATATAATTATGGAAGAGTTGAAAAAATAAAAGGAAGTCCTTATAATTTTAATTGGACAGGGGAGACTCTTGACAATTTAGAAATGGGACAAGTCAGTAATGGGAAGTATCAGATAATTACTTCTGCATCAAGAATGTCTTTTTTAGAGGGCATATATGGAGAAATATTTGAACTCAATGAAGAGAATGAAAAATCTGTCAACAACAAAACAATATTGCCCAAACTAGGTGATTTCTTGCTAGATAATATTTTTTAAAATGTTTAAAATTTACTCAAATTGCGATTTAATTTCAGTAGGGTTGTTCCATGATATTCAAAAGACTAAAGATTACACCCTATTATGTGAAGGTTATAATGATCTTAAAAATTTTGTTATCAGGATTTTAAACAAAAGACCTTCTTTAAAAGAGTTAAAATCTATTTTTTATAAAATACACGAAGAGTATTTAATTCTAATAGAAGACCAATCAACAGAAGATTATCTTTTAAAGCAGAAAGAACTCACTTATTTAACAAAAAGGTTTGAACTATCTTTTGACATGATAAAAGAATTATCCAAAGGAAAGTTGAGTGATACTATGAAATTAAAATACATCAAAGAACTAAAACTTTGGGGTTATAAAATTAATATCAATAAGGATTTTAATCAAGAGTTAAATAAGGTTGTCAATCAGCATAAATCTAGTAGGATCAGAATTGAATTGAAAACTAAAGAAATAGAAAAGATAAGAAAGGAGTTAGATGAGAGCAAAGTGAGTATAATTCAGCAATCTGCAAGGTTAGAGCAATCTCTAGGAAGGAATAATATAGACATATACAAAACAAGTCTTTCAAAATGGGCTTCTTTAATTAAATTAGCAGAAGAAATCTACGAATCAAATAAAAAAATAAATGGCAAATAGTTATCAAGAATCTGTTGATAGAGCAAAAAAAGATATTGCCGAAATAGATTCACAGCTAGAGTCTTTGCATAATAAGATTCTTACAAATGCAGAATCTTTTAGAAAGATGCTTGCAATGAGCGGTGGCACGAATTTAAAGCAGATGAATGAACTTCTTGAAAAGTTAAGCAAGCTAGAAAAAGAAAACATAGAGCTAAAAGAAAAGAAAAATGCTGCCAACAAGAAAAGTGCAGAATCGGAAGAGAAACTTAAAAGAGCTTATGATAGGCTTATAAAACAACAAAAGAAAGCTAAAAAATCACTTCAAGATGTTAACTTAGAATTTGGAAAAAACGATGATAGAACTCTAAAGGCTAAAAATCTTTACAATGATCTTTCTAAAAAGATAAAAGATGCAAATACTACCTTAGAACAGCAAAAAAACCAAATCACTAAGTCAAGTAAAGCTAGACTTGCAGAATTAGATAGGATAGAAAGAAACAAACAAGCGTTATTAAAACACAAAAAAACTACAATAGAATCTTCAAGATCTTATCAAGACCTTATAAAGCAACAAAAGGAAGCTAAAAAATCACTTCAAGATCTTAACCTAGAGTTTGGAAAAAATAGTAAAAAAACTTTAGACGCTAAAAATCTTTACAATGAACTCACTCAAAAGATAAAAGATGCAAATACTACCACTATTGAACAAGTAAAAGCTACGAGTACAGCTTCAGGTGCTTATAAACAACTTAAAGAAAGACAAAAAAAGGCTAAAGAAACCTTACAGGACTTAGCCGTTACTCAAGGTAAAAACAGTTACCAGACAAGAAAGGCAAGAAGAGAGTATAAGAGACTAAGTAAAGAGGTTGAGAAAGTAGACAGACTAACAGCTAGATTTTCAAAAAATTCATTACCAAACGTCTTTAGAGGATTCAAGAAACTTTTAGCAGTTTTAGGGGTTACAGGTGTTATATCATTAGTCGTAAAACTAGGTAAGAACATTTTTAAACTAGCAAAAGATTTTGACTCATTGGAATTTTCAATGAGAAAAGTCATAAAAACAGAAGAGGACTTAGCTACAACACAAGTATTCTTGTTAAGATTAACAACAGATTACGGTGTTGCCTTATTAGATACTTCAAAAAGATATTTAAAGTTTTTGGCAGCAGCTCAACAAGCAAATTTAAGTCTTTATGATACAGAAAAAATATTCGGATCAGTAACAAAAGTATCTGCAATCTTAGCATTGAAAACAGATGAACTTACAAGTGTTTATTTAGCTCTTGAACAAATGTTATCAAAAGGCGTTGTTTCTACCGAAGAATTAAGAAGGCAGCTTGGAGAAAGAATGCCAGGAGCTTTTGGTATTATGGCGGCAGCATTAGATGTACCAGTCTCGAAATTAAACGATATGCTAAGAAATAGTGAAATTCTTTCAGCAGAAGCATTACCAAAGTTTGCTCGAGCTTTGGAGTTGGCATACGGAACTGATAAAATTAAAAAAGTCAACAACCTACAAGCAGCCCAAAACAGATTAAGCAATACATGGAAATTTTTTATACAAGATATAACTAAGGCTGACGGATCTTTAAACAAGTTCTTCAAAGGGGCAATAAACTCTACAAATTCCTTTGTTAAATTAATAACACGACAATTTAGTTCAGAACAAACTCTTTTTAGACAAGAAGTATTAAAACAAGAGGACATTTTTCAAAAAGAGTTTAACAAAAAAGCAGAGGAAAGGTTAAAAAAAGAAGGTGTAATTATAAAAGATTATACCAAAGATGCTTTAAATATTAGGTCTAAAATTGTTAGAGCAAAAAATCAAGAAGAAAAAGATTTATATAATCAACAACTTTCTGATATTAATAGACTACAAATTTCACAAGACAACAAGATAAGAGAAGCTAGAAAAAAGATAGCAGCAGAGGAAATTGAAGGAGCTATTAAATCTTATGATTTTACTAAAAGTCTTTATGAGAAAGACCAAAATAATCTAGAGAAACAGGTAGAAAATAAGGAAAAAACAAGAAGGGGTGAGTTAGATTTTAATACAAAAATGTTCGCAAGAAGAACAGCGGAATTTGATATTTTAAGAAAAGAATTACAAGAAAGTAATGTACAAGCAGAAGAGTCTGGAAAAAATGAAAATAAAAGATTCAGACTAAGAACTCAAAGACTGATAAAAGAGAAGGACACCATTGTAGAGATGCTGAAAATAAGAAAAGAACTTAGCAAAAGAATTCTTGAGGATGATGATGTGACTTTCAAAGAGAGAACAAATATGCTAGTTGAGTTCTCTGAAATAAATAAACTTATAGCCGAAGAAGAGTTGAAATTACAAATAAAAAACTCAAAACTAACTAGCGAGAACATTATTAAAAACATAGAAATTAGAAAAATAGAAAGAGAAAAAGAATTAAAATCAATTCTTGCAGATTCTAAGTATTCAAAAGATGCAAAAAAAGAAGCATCTGATAACGAAAAAAAATTATTAGAAATAGATTCTCAAAACAGAAAAACAGCTAGAAAAAACGAGCAAGCAGAAATAGACTTGGCTTATGCTAAATATTTCTCAACACTAGAAAAAAACCTAGAAGAAGAAAAAAAGATAAGGACTTCTATCCAAAATGATATTTTAAATGACATAAAAGAAAACCTTAAAAGTATAGAAGAGGCAGAAAAAGTTTCTAAGAATAGAAAAATAATAGAGGCTCATGGCAATAAAAAAGAAATAGAAGAGATAGAAAATAATCACACTAAAGCTCTTTTAGAGATTCAATCAAGTTACTTGTCTAAAGTATTGAAGAATAATGCTGATTTAACTGAAGAGCAAGTCAGAATTATAGATGCTATGCTTTCTGAAATAGGAGTTAAAATATCTCAGGCTATTGACAAATCAAACGAAAAGCTAAAAGAAACACAAGATTTATTAAAAGAGATTTTTCAAACATCCACAAATTCTTTCTCAGATGCTTTTGATATAGATACCTCAAAGTTTAATTTCATATTTGATGAACTAGCTAAAAATTTTGATGGATTAAAAAACACAACTTCTGAGTTATTTAATAAAGACAAAATAGGAGAATGGGCTGATGCTAGTAAAGAATCTATATCAGGGGTTTTGAACGCAAGTACTCAAAGATTTGAAATAGAAATAGAAAACGCAAGAATAGCAAGAGATACTATTTTAAATGACGAACTAGAAACCGAAGAAAAGAAAAACGCTGCAAAAAGAAAGTACGAACAGGAAGAAAGAAGAATAAAAACAGAAAGAGCAAAAAAAGAAAGAGATAATATTCTTATTCAAATAGCAGTAGATACAGCAGCAGCAGCGGTAAAAGCATATGCTTCACAATTAATTCCAGGTGATCCAACTTCTTTGTTTAGAGGAATAAAAGCAGCAGGTTTGGTAATATCTTTTGGAGCTTTGCAAGCAGCTTTTGTAAGTTCGCAAAAACTACCTAAATTCTTTTCAGGTGTAGAAAATGCTCCAGAAGGATTTGCCTATACTGATGAGAAAGGAGCGGAACTTCACACTGATAATAGAGGTAATATTAAAGATTTCGGAAGTAGTAAAGGAGCAAGAATTAAATATTTAAAACAAGGAGATAAAATATATACGGCTGAAAAGACAAAACAAATACTCCATAACTTTTCTATTGATAAAATAAGAACAGATGTTTTAAAACTCAATATGCTAAATGACAGTAATATTTTAAATAAAAACACTGAAGATTTTAATTTTTCTAGGTTGATACGACTTTTAGAATCATCTAATAACAGAATGTCAAAGGAAATAAAAAAACTATCAGAGCGACCAATAAAAGTAATCAATGATGTAAATTTACAGGATAATTCTTATTATTAATGAGTGACAATGTAGAAAGGATAATAAACTCTTATTATACACTTTATAGTAAATCTTTAGGGTTAAAAAGAGTACAAGAGCCAAAAGGATCAGATAATGATTTCAAGGGGTATTTCAGGGATTCAAACAGCAGAGGTATTCAAACGAAAATAAGCATTGATTTAGAGTTTTTTGGCAACGGTGCTGACTACATAGAAACAATATACAACGTGTATGGAGTCAGCGAAAAAGTTATTTTAACTAAACACAAAAGAAATTTACTTTCTTTATCAGAGAGTTTTGAGATTGAATACATACAAAAGTTAGATTTTAACACTTATGATAGAACCGAAAAAAATAAGGGTGTAAAAATAAAGTGTATTCAAGGTGGGCTTTATGATATTATTAAAAATAAAGAAGACGAAGATTATGATTTAATTAATAACCTATCCTCAGACAATACAGATATAGGGGAATTAAAAACTGTTCAATTTCAACCTAAAGGAAGAGATATATTTATTGAAAGTTTTTTAGAAAGCGGCCACATCCCTGAATATAGACTAAATTCTCAAAGATTTTCTAGGTTATCAAGCGAAATTGGAAAAACTGTAAGAACCGTCCCTATGACTGTTGTTTACAATTCAGATGAGGAAGATGTATCAAACCCTAGTTTTTCGCAAGATATATATAACGAAGATGTACACAGTTTGGCTTACGATATAGGGTCAGATCAAGACTCAAGAAATCTTTTTTTCTATGAAGCAGAACATGATAAAATTATTTATTTAAGACTAGAGCTTGATTTTAGAATAACCGAAATAAGAAGCAGAGTCTCTACACCTACTTATTTTTCAGTTAGTTTATTTAACACTGAAAAGAACGAACAAGAACAAGATGAATTAAAAAGCAAAGTTTCTATTTTTCAAACATCTAGCCCCCAAAGTATTGTTGGAATCAATCAGAGTATAGACACTATAAATATGGCTCAAATTGTTTATGTAGATGTAAAAAAAAGAGGAAGTTTAGGGATAGTATTTACAAGTGAAATGTCTTATCAAGGGGGGATTACCGCACCAAGAGGTGAGACAGACTTTTTTATTGAAATAAATAAATGCAAATTAACGGTAAGGGACTATACTAATTATACACAATATGCTTCAATAAGCAGAGCCATAAAGCCTTATGATTTTTTTGATAGAATCATAGCGAAAATTACAGGAAAAACAGGACTTTTAAAATCAAGTATATTTGAAACAGGGGGAGAATACGAAAACATCTTAATAGATAATGGATTATGGGCTAGGGGTTTTCCAAACACCTATCAAGATAGTTCTGATAATCCAACAAGTATTCAAATGCCAATATCTTATAAAAACGCTTATAAATCTTTCAACTATTTAGAACCTTTGACATGGTTTATAGAAAACATGGGTAACAGAGAATATGTTAGAATAGAGAAGGCAACTTATACTATGCAAAATTTTATAGGTTTGGATTTAGGTAGTGTGGACGAAATAAAAACACAATCTTCAAAACCAGATTATATTTCAAGAATAGAGATAGGTCAAGAAAGGGATTTGGATTATGACGAGACAGAGGGAATAGAAGAATACAATGGTAAGAGTATTTTTGGAACTTTTATAGAAAATGATAGCGAGTACAAAGTTCTGACAAAGATAAGAACAGATGCAATAGGGTACGAACTTACAAGAAGAGTGGATTTTACTAACAACCCTAAAAAATCTACCAAAAGAGATAATCATTTGTGGATGCACGACACTAAAAATGTAAATGGTATTTATACACATCGTTTGTGGATGGATATTTTTGATTCTGAACCTAAGGGAGTTTATGAGCCAGAAAGTGCTTGGAATTTATTTCTTAGCCCTATGAATAGACTTTTCTATGGGCACAGTTACTCAGTAAAAAGAGGTTTGTATCATTTTCCAGAAAAATACATTACTTTTAGTTCTAGCAATTCAAATCAAAATTTAGTCACTGTAAAAGATGGGATTGAATTAAAAGAAAGTGGATCAATTAAAATATCAGACATAGACAATCACAGAGTGAAAGCCACTAAAAAAACGCTATCGTTTAAAATGACTCAAGAAATACAAAATCAATTAGATGGATTCACATCTGTTGAAGGAATTAATGTTCCAAACTATTACGGATTAGTGAGATTTTTACAAAATAATACACCTATTTACGGAAGGATTATAAAAATAAACAATAAAGAGAAGGGATCATTAGAAATAATAAAAGCTAATATTTGATGGCCAGTATATTACAATTAACTTTTAACACACAATTAACAATAGATGACGGAGATTATTTGTATGTTAACATAACAACATCTTCTAATCAAAATATTCCCATTTCTTTGGGAGAAACTTTTAGAAATTTAAGAACTTCTAATTTTGAAGTTACAATACCTCAATCGTCAAGTGATTATGCGGAAAATTATTCTACCTCTTGGAATTTTGACCACAGTCAAGTTGGAGGTGTTAACAATTTATTATCTTCTTTTTCTAACAATATTGTAACAATAAGACTCTTAGAGCCAAGCTATCAGTTTAGCTCGGTTACAGGAACTTTAATAACATTAGGTAAAGTTGCTTATTCAATAAACAACCAGACTCAACAAGAACCATCAAGTGTTGTTTTAAATTCTTATTCAGTAGATGTTTCTGACAGGTGTGGTAAATGTTTTGCGAACTTTACTTTAAATGGGGGGAATAGTTCTTATAATGTTTACGAGGGATCAATACTTTTATCATCTTCCCAAACTTCTCCTATATCTATTAATTTAGAGAGGGGAACTTCTACTAAGCTGCAATTTTATGACACGACAGGTCAATTTATAGGAAAAGCATCATTAGAGGTTCCTAGAAAATTAATAGAGCAAGATATATCGACAAGGACAACATACTTATCAACTGGCGCCAGTGTAAACATATCGGTTCCTTTTATTTCTTCAAATACTTCAACATACGAATACTCTTTAGACAACTCAACGTATAAAACATCCAATCTTTTTACGGGGTTAGTTAATGGTAGTTATACTGTATATGTAAAAGATAGTTTTGGATGCGTTACTTCAAAAGATTTAGTTATTGATGGTTCTGTAACAACAGACCAAATTTACTTTTTTTTATCAGAGATAAATCCTATTAGATTTTTTGATTACAATAGCGAAAAAAAGAATTACTTTAACACTAAAAGCTGTAATGAACTAAAATCTATATCAGAATCTTTTAACCATGAGGTTTTATCTACGGATTCACCAACAACACAATTTGACACAAGCGCACCTTACATAAACTCTTATATAATAGATTCTAGTGGAAACACTACATCTTTAATAAATGTTCAGAAAACTCAAAATATGGGTCTTAAAGCCAAGAGTACCTGTACTTACTTTAACTTAAATAATGGTAAAAGTGGCATTTATTTCGGTGTTGTAGATATGTTAGATTATGACACAAATGCTTTTATTAAAGAGGTGAATTTTGGGCTTACTTTACCAGAATGGGCTAATAAAGAAGGGGACTATGTTTTTATTAAAGACATAGGTGAGGTACAAATATCGGCAGTATCATTTTCGGATTTATACAATAGTTTTATATTGGAATTCGATATTTCTTATACCGGCGATCCAGTAGAAAAAGAAATATCAGCTTTATATAATATAAATTCTTACGAAGCCTATGAGTTTATTCTTGATATATCAACACAGCCAGACAATTTTAATATAGTTATAGAAGTAGGTTTAAGCTCTAATGATATTCATTTTACTAAAATATCTGAAAACATTAATGTTGCAGAAGATAGAGATTCTTTGATAAGAATAGACTATTGGGATAAAGAGAACAAAGGTGGTATGATTTATCAAACAGGCATAAAACACAGAATAAGACTTAATGGTATTTATGACTATATTGGTGAACAAGAAGTAGAAGGGTATAACGGAGATAAAGAATATTTTATAACCGACAATACAATTTATAATACTTTTGAAATGACTTTTTTAAGGCTTTCTAGCGCAATTGCTCATAAAATGAGATTAATATCTAGTCATTCGGAATTATATATAAACGGTGTTAAATGTAAACTTTCAGAAACACCAGAGATTACGGGAGAAAGAACAAGCAACCTTAAAAGTTTTAAAGCAGTTTTTAAACAAAGTGGAGATGATTTCTTAACAAATGAATTAGAGCAAATAATTAATACGCCAGAAGAAGATGCTTTAAATGCAGGAATAGAACATTCAGAGAACAAAGGATTACTATTATGGACAAAAAATTTATAAAATGGCAACATTAACACAAGATCAAGTCATTGCATTATTAAACCTATTAAATGATGGAAAGTTAATATCAGAACTTACAGAGCAGCTAACAATAGACACAGACGATAATTTTGCAGCAATCAATGTAGGGACTAGCGATGCAAAAAAGGTAAAAGTCCCTCTTTTAAGAGGTGTCAAAGGAACTTATGATGCAAATACAAATACACCAACTTTAACCAACGGTAATGGATTAGACGGAGATATATACGTAGTTTCAGTAGCTGGAAGCAGAGACTTTGGCGCAGGGAATGTAGAATTATTAGAGAACGATATTATTATTTATCTTAATGGTAAATACCTAAAAACAAACGGTATTAGCTCTGGAGGTTTAAATCTTCAAATAGCTTATGATAACTCTGACCCAAAAACAATTGAAGTAGAGGATTTTCCAACTGGGACTTTAACAATTAAAGACAGTTCTACAAACGAAAACAGAGATAAAATATTTGAAATTTTAAAAAATGATGGGATAACGTCTTTGTTTTATGTAGAAAATGATAATATTTTTATAAATGGAGATTTAGGGGTTGGAACACAAACTCCTTCTGAAAAATTAGAGGTAGATGGCAATGCAAAAATTGACGGAAAAATTTACACTAAAGAATTGATTATTGACCCTAATACAACTACAACAACATTATCAGGTTCTATATCAACTATTAAAAATGAAAGCACATCAACATCTACAAACGTAACTGAATTTATTGATGTAAATAGGGATAACGCAACTGAAAATCTTACAACAGTAGATAATTATGGACAGGTGGTTAGAATTGAAAGTGATTCAACTTTTGAGGATAGATTAGTCATAAGCTCTAATTTTGTATCAAGAAAACTAGGGAGTGGTAAAATAAAAGGCTTATATGCAATATTATCTAATTCTGAATATGATGGTTCCGGTGATGTTGATTTTTTAACGAGTATAGTTTCAGAGACTTTAGTAAAAGGTAATCAATCAGGGGTTATTGACTATGCTAGAGGTGTTTCTACTGATGTGACAATATTAAATAGCAATTCTACTGTTAATTATGCACAATCTCAACATTTGTCACTAGGTATTGGAGGTGGCAGTACAGTTGGAAATGCAGAAGTTTTGCTTTTAGATTTTGACGTAACAGATACATCAGGAGGCACAATTTTAAATGATTTTTCGTACTTAAAAATAAAAAATGACAATTTTTCAAATCTAACAATAAACGGTGATGCCTACGCTATATATTCAAGTAGTACCTTAAAATCATATTTAGAGGGGAGTTTAGGGATTGGAACACCAAGTCCTTTATCTAAATTTACAGTACAAAAATCTGACGATACTGAATATGACTCAACAGAACCAGAAGGCCAAAAATCAGACGGTTCTACTATTATGGTTTTTAACCCTAGTACGTCTACTGACTCTTTTTCGCAGATACTTTTTAGGAGTAGAAGTTCATCTGTAGGAACAAGTAGAATAGTAAGTATATCCACAGGAGGAAATAAAACAGATTTAGCATTTGTAACAGAAGATGATAATATTCTTTCTGAAAAAATGCGCATCACTTCGGAGGGAGATTTGGGTGTGGGAACGGAAACACCAACAGAAAAATTAGAGGTTAAAGGTCGTCTTTTTATAAATCCTAACACACAAACAATAGGTTCAGAAAAAGCATCTGCGATAGTTTTTCAAAGCACGAATTTTAATGGGTCAGCAACAGCCAAAAGCCGAATAACCTCTTTTAACAATTCAGCGCATGAAGCGAGTATGGAATTCCAAGTAGAGACTTCAAACAATAATTACCACACAGCAATAGTTATAGATAATTTCAACAATTCTGGAGATGTAAGAGTGTCAATACCGGGAACTATTCAAGTAGATGAATCGGTACTTTTGCAAGGTAGGACATACGCACAATTGCCTAATTCCCCACAGGAAGGTATGCTTACTTATATAACAGATGCTAGTAACGTAAGTTATCGAGCAACAGCATCAGGAGGTGGAACTGATAAATGTCAAGTGTTTTACGATGGAAATAATTGGATATATGTTTAAAAAAAGCAAGACATTTTAATAAACGTCTTGCTTTTAACTAATAAATAACAATTAAAACCAATTATATGAAGTACAAACAAATATATAAAATATTTTACAATGAGTTTAGAAAAAAAAAGAAAAAAAGAAGAAGAAAGTAAAGTTCCCGATAAGGATCAATTAGATCAAAAACCATTGAATGATGGTGAAGATGAAAATCAAGGAAATGGAGCAGTAATCCCAAATAAAGGCTTTTAATATGATGTTTAAAAATTTTGTAATTTTATTTTTGTTATTTTTTACATTAATATATGCTTCAATTGGAAACCCTGATGATGTTTATTGGAGTGGATCTTATTTTATTGTAAATTATATAGTTCTTTTTATTATGTTCAGCAGGGAAAATGATAAAAAGGTGTCATTTTGTGGAATGGCGTTATCAACATCTATTTTTATATACGTTGTATTGAAATACTTTTTTAACATAGAGATTAAAAGAATTTTCACTTTATTGATTTTTGTAGTTTCTTTAATCTCTATAATATACATTGAGAAAAAATGGCGAACATAGCTCAGAGAATATACTCTTTCTGCACCTACGGGTTAGTAGGTTTAAACTTTGTACTTACATTAGAATTTATAAAAAGCCTCTTATTATCCATAGGGGCTTTAATTCTTTTAGCTTTACAAATAAAAATACACTGGATAAAATTGAAAAAAGAAAAAAATGACTCTTATCTTAAAAAGAAGTAAAGTAGAATTCATTATATAATGAACAACAATCCAAAACTAAGAAAAAATGGTGGAAGTGGTACTTTTTTTGGAAATTTGCTACGAGGAATAGATAAGACTGGAAAGAAAGTAGGTTTACCATTGCTAAATGCAATCACAGGAGGTAAAATAAGCGATGTGTTAAGCGCGTTGACAAAAGATGATATACTTACACCAGAAGAAAAAGAAATGCTCATAAAAGAGATAGAACAAGATATGATTGAAATGCGAGAGGTAACTAAGCGTTGGCAATCTGATATGGTTTCTGATAGTTGGCTTAGTAAAAATATGAGACCTTTATCATTAGCTTTTTTAACATTAAGCTTGTTTTTATACGTTATTCTTGATAGTTCAATAGACGGATTTACAATAAAAAAAGACTGGATTGATCTTTTGTCCTCACTTCTTTTAATAGTTTATGGAGGTTATTTTGGTGCTAGGGCAGTAGAAAAAGTCGCTAAAATAAAAAACAGAAAATAAATTAAATGTCTTTTTTGCAAGTAACAGTAAACGGAGTAGACATTATAAGACAATCTAGTATAGACACAAACCTTTCTGGTATTACATCGTCTACTTATTACAATAACCCTCCAGTAAGTACTAGCTTAGGGTTTGCATTAGGTTGGACTGGTCAGAGTATATATTTTATAGACAAACCTTTGGAAATAACAGGGTCTTTAAGCTGGGATTCCTCTAAGGAAATGTTAGTGTCTAGTGCAAACTTCCCTGACGGAAATTACACTCATGCTTTTAAGGTAACAGGGTCAAGTGCTAATTTATCCATTGGTATTCAAATAGGAACGAATTTAGATGGTAGTCCTAGATATTCAAAAGGGGTAGGTTTAGTAGCTGGTTTTGATTTTAATGATTCTTCAGACCCCCTAAATAGCGTGACAACAGGGGGGTTTATTGTAGAGAATGGAGGAACTATGACCGTAAATGGTTCAGAGATTCAACTAGCAAGTCCCTTGATTGCTGACTCTAGTTTGACTGCTTCCGATTCTATTGTGTTTAACGAAACAATAATAACAGATATATCTTCACTAGGGCTAGGAAAACAAACAGTAAGAAACGAAGCTAATTCAGATGTTGTTAAATATAATAGTGTTTTTTATGATTCTAAAAATAATGCGAACCGATTTATAAATGTAAATGGTATTAATAATTTTTCAGGAAAGTTTTTAAACTCTTTTATACAGCCACACAGAGCAGATACAGGGGCCCCACCGGTAGGAGGAAAGGTAACTCTCGAAAACATATCTTTTGGAAGTAACTACAACTCTTTTGATGTTCAACTGGTAGGTAATTCAGCAATAGCAACAGACAACCAAGCTGTAGAGCTTACTAATGTAGATATAGGAACTGACGTAAGAACTGATCAGGTATTTCCAGAAGCTGTAAATCATTTTGCTGTTTTTCAAAGAGTGAAAACCATAGTCTTAGATATTTTATTGAATCCAATTCAAGGATGTAAAGTAAGAATACCTACAACAAATAGTGGAAAACGAAACAACACGTCAATAGGAGGGCAATTTATAGGAAACTTAGATTTTACAGGAACTAATTATAGTGAATACAATAGTATAACTGATTCAAATGGAGAATCCAATGAGCATAAAGTTTTAACAGGTAGATTTTGGAATGACGATCTTTCAAGCAGCTCCACGATAACATACGATTTATACGGTAAAAGCCTATTAGCAGGTGAGGATAAATTCAATATAGAATTCAGATCATATTTGCATGATTACGAAAATCCAGAATTTGTTTTTAAATCCAAATCTAGCCTTATTTTTGAAAAAATATTAGTACCAAGCACAAATATTACCGAGACAAATAAATTAATTGTTGATTCTTATACAAATTTAGAAACTGCACAAAAAGTATATGATTCTTTTAAATCAGAATGGCTTGATCTTACTTTAGATGGTTTGATACTTGATAGACTTGGAAATCAGATTGATTTAGACCAAGAGGCTACAAGTTTAGTAATAGATGCAACGGCTACAAATGTCAGAAACTTTACAGGGACAACAGCAACAATAAAAGCGTCAACATTCGCTGGGGGAGCTTTTACAAATTTTAATGGTTCTGTAACAACTAAAAGTGGAACGCTGTTAAGTGGAGGTGTTTTTGACTGTAATGTAAATTATCAATCAGGTGCGAACACTACATTAACAAACGTAACGGTTAATCAAGTATTAGATTTTAACACCTCTGGAACTTACACTTTAGACGGATGTACAATAAGCGAAGTAACAAACAGCAGCGAGGGAGATATAACAATCACACTACTAAACGGATCAACAGTAACAACTAACAATGACCCAAATATCACAACAAATCAGCCTGCAATTATATCTAATCAAAACATAATCAATCAATCAAGAGTTCAGACAATAAACACCACAAAATCAATAAAATTAGACAACAGTATTGTAAACGGGAGCAGTGGATATTCTTTTACTGTTAATCTATTAGGTTCTGATGCAGATATAGGGGATGTAATTAAGCTAAAAGCCACCTATCAAAAAGATATGACAGCAAAAAAACCATTGGAAATTACAGGAGTGTTAACATCTGATGGGCTTACATTTATAGATGGTCAAGAGGAACTTTCTTCATATAGTTCTTTGGGCGTAGATGGATCTTTAGTTACTGAATATAATTTAGATCAAAACAATATTCAAATAGATGGGAATGATACAGATGGTATAAGCACAAAGAAAAGAATTGTAGCTAGGTACTATTATTTGATAACAACCTCAGATGGTATAGATAGGTTTTTTAACCATATAGAATTGGAAGATGATGGCAATGCCGTTATAAACAGAGATGTTTCAAACTTAATGGTTGACAATATTGGATCTAATCAAATAACTCTTATTGACAGCGATTTTAGACTGTACACCTCTGACAATTCTCCTTGGATTTTGTCAAACAGCACAGGAGGATATGGCATAACCTCTGATTCTGGCAAAGTGTATGTAAAAGGGGTAGAAGAATTAGAAGAAAAAGTACAAAGAGTCGTAGATTTAGAAGAAGCCGACATTTTTACAACACCTGATAGTTTTACTAAAAAGAAAAAGTCAGAAGATGTTATACTTCATCAAAAGAATTATACAACAGATAATAAGGGAACCGAATCTTTGACAGAAGTATGAGCTGGAATATAACTTGGTTCAGAAAAAGAACAATATACAACACAAGAACTCCTTTTAATGGCAATGCTCAAAAAATAGAATTCACATCTGGAAAATTGCAAAAAATTGAGCAAATAAAAGGACAGATAGTTAAAGACAAAAACGTAACAGGAGAGATGAATAACATACCTAAATTAGAAGGTTTAGTAAAAAAACATAAATGAATACGTCTAAGAAAATAACCATATATCCAGAAGAGCCTTGTTTGCTATCTGTTAAATATCCTGAAAACCCATTAACTGTTTATGGAAAGGACTATGATGATATAGAGCAAATAATAATGTGTTTGAAATTGACTCCTTATGATTCGGACGAAAAGTATCTTTTTAAATACTATAAAGATCACAATGGAGATGATACAGGAGATGTTTTAATTGAAGAAACAAATCATACTTTTACACTAAATAAAAAAGAAACCGATTCTATTCCTGTATCAGATCAAGGGTATAATATATACATTGGAATAAAAGTAACAGGATTAATAAAATACTTATGGATTCGAGTCAACAAAAGTCCTAAAATTATTGTGGAGCCAGATGGCATAAATAAGTAGAAAAAACCTTACAAAAAAAGCGATGTTGAGAACACCGCTTTTGTAACCGACTTGTTTAATCAAAAAAAAACTTATGAATTATGGAAGATTGACACCTCAAAGATAGTGAATTTTTGATTAAAATTAAGTTATACAATCATATTATTACTCTTTCAATTAAAATTCAAGAATTTTTTGTGAGATATGATTCTTATACCTCTTTAAAGCATCATTGTAATGGCCCTCATCCTTTTCGCATACATCAAGGGTTAGTTGCATTCCTTCTCTAACATTAACATTATGTACCGCAATAGCTATGGACATTGAACCACCATGAGTATCGAGTATCTTATCACCCTTTTTTGCGTAGTTCATTAGTAACCATTCGTAAAGTTTTACAGGTTTTTGGGTTGGGTGAATTTTCCCTCCCTTTAATTTCCTGTCAGACATTGTTTTATGTATTGAATATCTAAATACTTTTGCAGGTTTTTTACAGTTAGTCCAAGCATACTCAGCACTAGCAAAGTTTTCTACTGTTTGTTGCTTATCCCATATTAAAAAATATTCACTTTCAGGTAATGTAAAATTGTTAGCACCCCATATTATTTGATTCTTGCTAACCCTAAACAATTCTTTAAAATAATCTTTATTAGGTTTTATATCCCATTCATTAAGTTTAGCACTTTTACAAAGTCTATTACTTAACTCTACCCTATCAAACCTAGCAATCCCGTAAGGAGGATCTACAATAGCCAAATCAAAATGATTATCATCATACCTTGACATTAAATCCATACAGTCCTCTTTTGTTATTTTAATCATTTTTTTTGCTGTATTTTAACACTTTTTCATGTTTAATCCAATGGTAGCACATACGAAATCCGAGATTAAATTCTCGTTGTTCAACCTTTTCAA